TGCCCCACATCACCGGGTTCTTCGCTTTCCACCCGAAGTTCACCCCGCGCACTTTGTAGCGCTGCTCCTTGAGCCGATCCAATATGCCGTACCCAAGGCCGCCCTCGTCGATGACGGTAAACACCGGGTTGAACTCCTCGATCGCGTCGATCACGCGACCGACCGTCGTCATGGTGTCCTCGCCCTTGTAGCGCTTGATGGCGATGATGTCCCGCCCTTGCCGCGCGACGATCACGGTGCTGTCGGAGCCCGATCGCGCAGGGTCGACCCCAAGCACCACCGGCGCCGTCTCGTCCTTCCACCGCTGTCGGTTGCACGCCGCCTCGACGACCGCCGGGCCGATGAACTGATCGTCGCCCTCAAGCGGAAACTGACCATACACCTCGATGCGCGCCTCGGGGCTATCCGCGCCGTACTCGTCGATGATCTGCTGGTAGACCATTTTGTCAGTGTCTTCCACCTCGCGCGCGTCGATGCTCTCTGTCTGCCAGAACGCCCGCTTGGCGTTGAAGCACTCAAAGAAGTACCCCTCGTTGCGGCGCGGGTTACTAAACGCGCACCAGAATCGGTGCGGTGTGTTCTCCGTGAAGAACCCCGCCGTGACCGCCCAGATGGGGTCAGGTATACCGCTCGCCTCGTCAAAGATGACGAGCACGCCGTCGTGGTTGTGCACGCCCGCGTACGCGTCCGGGTTCTCCTCGCTCCACAGCCGCCCTTCGACCGACCAATAGCGCGTGCCTTTCTTCAGGTCGCGCTCGACGAGCTCTGCGATCCACTTGGCCGGCATCAGCCGCGTGGCGGACACTTCGAACCAATGGCTATTGATCAGCAGCGCGAGCCACTTGGTAATTTCGGCCCATGTCACCGAGCGCAGCTGCGCCTCGCTGTTTGCCGAGATGATGGTCGTCGAGCCTATCCGCGTGGACAACATCCAGAGCGTTATCCAACTGACCAGCGCCGACTTGCCAATACCGCGACCGGAGGCGGTCGCCATGCGCAGCACCTCGTACGCCTCGCGGGTCTTGTTGGCCTTTATATGCTCTGCAAATTTGCGTAGCACTTTGCGCTGCCATTTGCGCGGGCCGCTGAAGTGCTCAAGCGGCGTGCCGGCCTGGCCCCACGGAAAGACGAACAGCACGAACGCTTCGGGGTCATCTTTAATTGCGGGTGACCAGAGCTTGCTCATGAGCAGCTCCTCTTGGTCAGCGCTATAGATCGGCGTTTGCATGTGTCGGCTGGTCGATAGTTAGTGGTGCCCGTTCATCTTGTGCCAAGCGACCAGCAATGACGCGCGATTCCGCCTCTCGCAATGCTGCCGTGATGCTGATCTGCTGCTGTATGTCGACTTGCACCTGTTGCTTCGCCACCCAGCCGTGCACATGCGTGAGTATGGATAGGGCAGCCTTAGCGTCCCCTTGACGCGCGGCTTCGCGCAGTTGCGTGGCGGCTTCGACGTGTCCATCGGCGCGTCCCTTCTCTTCGGCTAGTTGGGCCATTGGATCTAGCTGGCACAAACGGCGGTACTCGATTGGCAGCAACCCTGCCGCCAGCGCCAACGTATCACCTTTCAACCCGAGCGCGGCGGCGTCGTAAATCGCCTGCAGCGTCTTCTCGGTTGCTTTCACCTCGCGCGGCGCGAATGGCAAAGACTTTAAGGACATGGCTGAAGGTTACTGGATGAAAGCACAGGGCTGCAAGCTGGTGGGCTAAAAAATAAAAAATTTTTTGCGAACGCTCCCCGTAATTTTGACCGGGTGCCCTTCGGCCCTACCCCCCCATGCCAGCGGCCAGCGGCCAGCGGCCGCCAGCCCGCAGCGCCCAGCCCGGAGCCCGCCGCCCCCAGCCTGCAGCGCCAGCTTGCAGCGCTCGAGCTCGAGCGTCGCGCGCGTCGGCCGTCGGCGTTGGGTCATTTGGGTCATGGCATGCGAGCCGGTGCGCGCGCCAGCGCGGGCATGCGGCGCTCGAGCACTGGGCGCCCAGCTCGAGCACTGGGCGCCCAGCCTTTGGGTCATTTGGGTCATGGCGTGCCGATTGCCCAAAGTGCCCAATGGCATGCGGGCGTAGGCATGGCGGCATGGGGCGCTTTAGGTCATTTGGGTCATTTGGCCATCGAAAAAAAGTCGGAGCGCCGCTCCAGCGTGCAGCGCTGCAGCTCACAGCTGTACGCCTATACAGTATAGAGAGACTTTTTAAATTTAATTAAAACCTATGACCCAAATGACCCAAACACACTCCGCGCCCCATGTTTTCAAGCTCGCCGCGTTGGGCAATTCTCGCCGCGCTCATAACCCAAACATCACCCAAATGACCCAACATTCGCGCGCTGTCGCATGTATCCGCCTGTTGGTCGCCATATAAAAAACTATTTGACAGCTTGCCGGCCATAAAGAGAATGGTGCATGCCGGCATTGACACAAGCGCGCGCCGGCCGCGCTGGAGCAAACGCACATGAGCAAGCAAACGATCGCATTCAATACCGGCCGCCCCTACAGCGCCGACGGCCAACGTATTGCCGCCGGCCAGCTCGACGACGGCCGCGTGCTATTTGTCGACCTCGACCGCCGTCTTTCCTACGCGACCGCGACGCCGTGCGAGCTTGAGCCCGCCGCCATCATGCGCGCGTATGACGCCAACGACACGATCGACGTTTATATGGTCGACATAAGCGCCAGCGATCTTACGGCCATGTTATTAGACCTCGGCGTGGTCGCCGCCGAGCTCGACGCCTAACCCATCACCCCAACCTGGAGCACTCAACCAATGAACAAAACCGAACAACGCGAGCTTGCACAAGCTCGAGCCGTCGCCGCCACTATGCCGGACTACGCTGCGCGCGTGATCGCCATCATGCGCCGCTCGACGCGCAATCGCGTCACGCTCGCCATGACTGACGCGGCGATCGCGGAGCACCAGCTCGAGGCCTATTTCGAGCCGGGCACCAACTACATGCTGGCGGTGCGCTCATGAGCGCGCCGCTGTCTGATCGCGTGCTCGAGGCACACGCCCGCATCACGGCGACGATCGCGCACCCGGCGACCAGCTATTGGCTGCGGCGCGCGCTGATCGACGCGCTCGAGCGCGATCCGCTCGACGCGCGGGCGGATGCGTTCCTGCTGCACATGCTGTTGCGCGAGCTAGTCAATGCCACCCATGAGGCCAACGAGCTCGACCTCGAGCTGCAAGAGGCGGCCGCGCTCGACGCCGAGCTCGAGGGGCGCTCATGAGCGCCCGCCAGCTGTCGAACGCGCTCGCCATGATCGGCTGCGCCGCTTTTCTAGCGGCCGTCTATCTGGGCGCGCTGTCGCTACTGATCGCTAGCACGGCCGTCGTCGCGCTGGCGTGCATCATTGATCACATTCGCAAGTAACCTAGAGGACACTACATCATGAGCACTCTTCAACTGAATTTGACTGTATCGCTGGCGACCCTGCGCGCTGCGCGCACGCATACCGCCGAGGGCGATATCCGCTCCTATTTGAACGGCGTCTATCTCGACGTGACGGCCGGGAAGGTCGTCGCCACTGATGGGCATCGTATGCTGGTGATATCAGCGCCCGGCATCGTGCACGCTCGAGCGTACGATCGCGCCGTCATGCCGCCAGAGCTGCGCGCTGGGGTCATCATCCCGAACGACGCGATCGACGCCGCGCTCAAGCTTTACAGCGGCGAGTACCAGCGCGGCAAGCGCCTGGGCGACGTCGACGTCGCTGTCACCCTGCGCTGGGTGCGCGAGCTGGATCCGACGCGCGCGGACGTGCACATTATCCGCCAGCCTGAGGGCACGCTCGCCGTACCTAACGGCGGCGCTGTCGGATTCCGGCCGCTCGATGGGCAGTTCCCACAATGGCGCCGCGTCATGCCGGCGGCCGGCGAGCTGGGCGCGCTCGAGCTGTCATGTACGAATTGGCAGTATGTCGCCGACGCGTGCGACGCGTTTGCCATCCTGCGCAACAAACAGAAAAAGCACGCCGGCCAGCATGCGGTGCGCATACATACGCGCGGCACGTCGCCGGCCATCATTACCGACGGCCAGCCCGATGCCGTCGCCGTCGTCATGCCCATGCGCGGCGAGATCGGCGCCGGAGCGCTCGAGGACGCGCTCGCAGAGGCGCACGCCGACACCCCAGCGCCGACGCCCGCCGACGTCGACGCGGCCGCCTAATTATCACCAACACACTAGGAGCACATAACATGCAAACGAACATCATCACCAGCGCCGCCGGCTACTCGCCGGCGGTCGACACTCTTAAGCTCGCCATCGTCGACGCGCTCGACGCCTGGATACGCCAGCGGCCGGGGCTCGAGCCCGGCAACTATATCCGCGACTGGCGCGACGTCGACGGCCGCCGAACGTACCGCGCAGAATCGCGCTCGATCACGCGAGACTTGCACCAGGCGCGCGCCATGCTGCGATATGTCGAGCTGCGGCCGTCGATCACCGGCGAGCGCCTGGCGGCGGCGTTCGAAGGCCGGCGCCTGTCCTATACGCCAGGCCATGGGCTCGACTATACGGTGAGCCAATATTGGCCGACAGAGTACCGGCGCGCGGCGTGCGGCGTGCTCTCGAGCGCCATTTGGGACTATCTGCGCGAGGGCATGAGCGAGCCGACAGGCGACGCGATCCGCGCGGTCGCGCGGCGTGAGCTGGGCGCGACGATCGCCGGCCGGTGGTTCTCATGATCACCGGCAATCGGCCGCGCTGCAGCTGCTGCGCGGGCTCCGGGTATGACGCGCTCGCCGTCGACGACGACGGCGGCGCGATCACATGCTGGGCATGCGACGGGACGGGCTACGACGAGCGCATGCCCGACGACTGGCCGCCGGACTATATCGCCGCGCGTGCGGCCGGGCACGCGGCCATGGCGGCCGAGCGGCGCGCGTTCGGCGCGCTGCGGGCTACACTCGAGACGCTCGAGGGCGATTTACAACGGGCAGGTGACGAGCTGCGGAGGTTGTAATGGTGCGTTACATTTTGCGGATATGGCGCCAGAGGCACGACGACGGCCGGCGGCAGTGGGCGCACGTCCCGCCACCCAACTGGGCATGCGTGCGGCGCTGGCATGGTGATTCCGTTTATTGGTGACGATATGGGCAAACTATTTTTGAGCGAGGACGAACAGCGCCAGCTATGGGACGTTGAAGATATACCTCACGGCGAGGCGGCTGCGCGCTGGGAGTCGCCGGATAAGCGCGCGGAGCGTTACCGGCAAGCGCTCGAGGGTATCCTCGCGTGCTCCGGTGGCGGCCGGGTGGTGTATCTATTGCAAGCCGTCGCCGCGCGGGCGCTGGGGTATGACGAGCTCGAGCGCGAGCTACTGCGACGCGCCGACGTCACACGCGACGATCCGCCATGATCTGGATGACCATCTGCGCGATCGTCGCCGTTATCTGCGCATGGTTATTTGACGACGGAGAGTGACGCCGGCGGCTGGACTTCCACCAGCCGGCGAAGCTCTGACTTGCTGCGGCTGTCCATATCGGGCGCGCAGAATAGGTGCTTTTTCGTCGGGTAGTCGCCCGACGCGACGCGCCCCTTATCGATCCATCCAGCCTCGCGCAGCGCATGGAATAGCGCGGACTGCGGCACCTTGACGCCCGGCGGCATCGAGCCCGCTACACGATCGAGCACGACGTGGAACGGCGAGCCGATCACGCCGCGCGAGAACTCGCCGACGCGGCCGCGCAGCATCTCGACAAGATAGGACTCGGCCGTCGACATGCCCGCGTCAATCATGATGGCCTTCGCCTCTGTCATCATCGGGCTCGCACCGGGGTTGAACTTGGAAACGTCGTAAGAGGAAAGCCAACAGGCAATTTGCTCAAAGCCGCCGGACTTGTACCAGTGCCACAATTCCTGCGCCTTTTCTTCTGGCAGTCTGTCGGCCTCGCTCCAAGTGACGAACCAGCGCCGGTCGTCAGAAGGCAGCGAGATAGCGGCGCGCTCGTTGGAGAACGCCAGGACAAATATGCGATTTAAGGCATCGTACGGATGCAGCCCCTTACGGTTGACAGGCAGAAGCTCTGGCGGAGCGGCAATGACGGGCTTGAGCTGATTCTCGAGCGCGCGGCGATCTTTGGCCTCGGCTTGTCGCAGCTCGTTGATGACCATCACCTCGGACTCGAGCGCGTAGCCCCATTGGGAATTTAATTCCTCGTTGCGCACCACACTGATGTTCACGTTCATAGGCCCACCAACAGCCCATAAGAACGGCGCCCACAAGGTGTCCTTACCGGAGCCAGGCTTGCCGGCGTGCAGAACGGCGTGATTTATTTTTCTATTGGGGTGCTGGACTTTGTGAGCCATCACGGCTAGCACATGCGCGCGCTCGCGATCGTCGGGGATCATGCGCTCGGCGTGCTCGAGCCAGCGCGACACGTCGCCAGAGCGCCCCTGCGGGCGCGCGTTGCGCCAGCGGTTGCCGTACACGTCGCCCGCGCGGCTGACGAGAATATCCTCACCTGCCGCGTAAGTGACGCCGATCAAAGAGTGCGCGCCCTTCTCTTGACGATTCTCGTCGTAACAGACCGACGCCTCGACGATGCGATTAGTGCGTACGGACTTGCAGGAAACGTGACGGAAAAGCGCGTTAAAAGTGCTACGCGATATTTCGCGGCGTTCGAGCATGTCAAAATAGGCGTCATCGGTCTGCAAGTAAGCAAAGCGCTCGTACCACTCGGCCTTGGTCACGCGGCCGATCTCGCGCCGTCGCACCTCGGCAATCGTCTCGGCCGCCGCGTCGGGGAACTCCTCGGTGGGTGTGAGCTTTGAGAGCGCCGTCGTCATGGTCGCGGCGAGCAGATCATCGCGCAGGCCGTAGCCCGTCTTGGGGCCGCCTTGCTCCTCGACCCAACGTAAGAAGCGCTCGCTCGTCCAGTCGCCGCAGTGCTCATGGAAGCAATCGAACGCGCGGTGAACCGGGTGATAGCGCCCCTCGGGGTTGTTGTCGCTGTGCTCGGCGTGGTTCGGGCAGACGACGCCCGCCCAGCCAGTTGTGTTAGGAGGATTCAGGACAAGCTGTTGCTCGGCGAGCCAGCGCAGCACGCTGTCGTTGCCGTCGTCCTCGATGTTGATCGCCTGATGTGAGGCGGTATCGGCAGGCGCCGGTGTGACGCCAAGCGCCGTGCAGATCTGCTGCAGGGTGAACTGGCGCAGCGGGTGGAAGTCAACGAGCACGGCGGCGAAGTTGTCGCGGCCGGGCTTGAGATTGATCGACCCCGGCACGCGGAAGTTGCGCACCGGGTTGATGGCGCCGCCGTCGGTGTAGCCCGCTGCGGCGATAGCGAAAATAGCCGCAGAGAAGTCCTCTTTGGTCGGCTGCTGGTCGTAGTCGAACGTGTAGCCCCACTGGTAATTGCCGGGGCTCGTTTCGATCTTCCATGTGGGCTCGAGCGACGGAACCTTGGA